CTTTATCTACAGCACCCACGCCAGCCTCAAAGCCCTCATAGTTTTTACTCTGGGCTGCACGTTTCAAGAAAGCCTCTTTAGAGACAATCAAACTGAACTCTGTCCCTCCATTGCGGTTTTTATAGGCTACAATGTAGACCTCGTTGGCTAGAGGGTTTAGGTTACGCCCTTTGATAAGTGACAAAGCTTGTCCCACCTGTTTCTCAGTAAGTAAATTCTGAGGATCAAAATAACGTTTGATGTCTTCAAATGTCCAGTCAAGGGCATTGACAGAAATGTCACGTTTAGCCTGTTGTGTCGATAATTGATTATTAGTCATTTTCTTCTCCTTAAATTGTATAAAGCTCTTCGCCTGTTTCGTCGTCACAAATTCCTAGACCGCCTAGCGCCCTATAATCTTGTGCAACTTTGTTCCAGTAGCTCATGTTTTGATAATATGTTGACTCTGAAATTTGTTCGTAACTCATTTTCTTCTACCTTTCGTTGTGTTCTCTATTCATAGGCTAACAATCTCCTACATAGATCCATTGACCAGCGCTGAAAATCCAATCAGCTGGGTCACGTTCTTCCCTGGGTTCAGGAGGCTGCAAGTAATCACGGTCATAGTCAAAGGTGCCAAATAGTCCTCTGTCCATTGATTGCCTCCTAACCTGCCATATCTTGATATACATCAATCAGGCGCTGTTGCATTGCGACTGTATCAGCGTACTGTCTGCGACTACGTCCAAGCTCCATGTTTTCCTCAGAAAGCTCTTTTAGTAGGTCGTTTTGTTGTTTGATGATGGCTTTAAGCCGTTTGTTTTCAGTTTGGAGAGTTCTGACATCAATTAGATTGCTATTTGATTTTGATTGGCCATCACCCCAAAGGTCATCTAGTCCAAAAAATTCTTTCAACTTGTCTAACATTATTCTTCCTCCTCATCATCTTCTGTCATGTTCTGCTTAATCGCCTCATTTGGGCTCATGCCATCCAATACATCCTTGATGACATGTGAGATGTCGTGGGTTACTTTCAATATCTTCCCTAAGTCACCAGGCAACTCCAAAAGTTTTACAGTTAGCAATCCTAACATGGATAATTTATGTAACTCCTCTTGTAGCTGTTCGATACGTTCAATTTTTTCTTGTTGTGCTTTGATAATTTGGTCTTTGTCAATCATTATTTTTCTCCTGTGGATAACTGAGTTATCCCTTTCTTTTATTTAGATTAGTAGTAGTTTGTTGTAAGTTAGTAGTTATTACTAAGTTAGTGCCGTAAGGCTTAGATTATTGTATAGTTAGTACTTGTTGTATAGTTAGTACTTGTTGTATAGTTAGTACTTATTAGAGGGTAATTTTACACATGGCAATTTTACACATGGCAATTTTACACATGGCAATTTTACACATGGCAATTTTACACATGGCAATATCTTCCAACTGTATTTTTTAAGCTTCGTCATCTGTGGATAACTCTTTCTCAAGATTAGTTTTTAGATACTCAAAGTAATCATTTGAGATAGGCATATCTGAAAAAAATCTGTGTACCGTGACGCCTTTCCCTCTGCCTAGCCCTAAGCGGTATACTCTGAGATACCCAGCTTTCTCTAAAAGCTTAAAGTGCTCATCTACAGTGCGCCTGCTTATTCCTAGACGTCGTGCAATCTCGTCAGGATACACAACCCAATCAGACTTATTAGTCAGTATGACTGCCAAAATCCCTATTGTGGCTGGTTTCAGTTGCTTATCTTGAGTGAAAGTGTTATTGATAGATGTGTAATTTTCGTGAGTATTTCTTAGAATGTACTGCATACCTCATATTTAAGCCCCTTTCTGTAACTCTCGCTTGTGCATTCCTAAAATGATGTCATAGTACGAATGACCAGCAGGGATGACATATCCTGTCAGATCGTCAACTTGAGAACCATCTGCCATGATGTTTACAATCCGTGGCTCCCATTCCTTTTTTACTGTTTTCATGATATAATTACCTCGTAAATGTTTTACTGAGTCCCTCAATGGAATTGCCGTTCCAGAGGGGCTTTTTTTGCTATAATTGACTTATCCTAAGCTTTTTTTAAAATTTTCAAAAACATTGAAAGTCCACTAACTAACCCAGCTAAATACCCTCGCCCATAGTCTGTTATTAAGAATTTCAATAATTCAATTGTTTCTTCTTCGGTCATATTTATCCCCCACTCCTCAAATTTTTCCAAATATATTTTTCGCTTGTATATTTCCAATATCAATCTTATTGATATTCAATACCAATTCAGGGTCTGCCTTTGCAAAGGTGGACTCTTTTTTCCCACTAAATGGATAACGTTTAGGTCTCATCTTATTTCCTTTCTATCCTGTTAAGCATTCCTGATCAAGAAACTTGTTGATAAAGTACTGCTGGCCCTTACCAGTGACCTTAGTAGTTGTACTGACTGTAGTATGGCCGTCAGGATGATTGATATTTGTCTTCTTGAGTTCAAACAGTCCAAGCTGCATGCTTTTCTGAGTGGGCTGGTTCCAAGACTCTCCACGACGACTAATTAGATAACCATGGGCTCGTAGCCACTGAAAGAGTTTGTTTTGTCCAATGTCAATGCCGTTTTGTTTCAGGATTTTAGCCAGTTCACCAATTAAACAAGATGACTTACTAGCACTGACTGCGTCGGCAAATAGCACTTTAGGACGGTCAGCCTCAATCTGAGCCTCCAGCTTGTGGACTTTCTGATCAGCCATGAGCAAGGCTCTTGCCATGATCTTCTCAGGGCTATTAAAGTCTTTCTCTACTTGGATAAAGTATTGTCGGACTTGCTTGCCTCGCTCCGTTCGCTGGATCATAGCAATTTCTTTGGCCATGTCTAGCTTGATGACGTGGTCAGTAGCTTGTCGCCCTCCTGTACTTTTTCCCAAATTTGGGAGAAAGTCCTGACCTTCTGTAAATCCGTATTCCTTCATACGGTCAAACCATGTTGTATATCTTGAATTAACACCCAGCGCCTCATGTAGTTGTCTTCCTGACACTACTGGCTCCTGATTGTCATTCAGGGTTACGTTGATGAGTTCGTTCATGTTTACTCCTTTCTACATCGCTTGCTCAAGATGCTTGAACAAGGTTTGTAAAAAAATATGCGGGAATATCATTTAAGTCAAGATCCAATAAATCTATAGCTCGTTCCATTTCTTCGTCTCTCCAGCCCACTTTGTTATTGAGTTTCAGCGATAAAGAGCGCTCTGATAAGCCTAAAGCAATAGCAAAATTATATTGTGTTCCGTACTTTTCGACGATTTTCCCAGACAATTTTGAAAAATCTTTAGTCATTGCATTTCCTCCTGTTTATCTTTTGCTCAAATATTTTGAACAAATTCATTCTAACCCATCTTTTAACTTTTGTCAACCAAAAATTCAAGTTTTTTGAATTTTTTTCTTGAATTTTTGTTCAAGATACTTTATAATGGAATTATGAAATTATGAAATTCAATAAGGAGGCAGTCGATGGAGCGTAGTAGTACATCAGCAAGGCTCAGACAACTAATGTCTGAAACAGGTCTAAGACAAGTAGATATTTTAGATAAATCCAAACCGTTCCAAAAACAATTAGGTGTAAAGATGGGAAGAAGTGCCCTATCTCAATATGTAACGGGAAAATCTAAACCAGATGATAAAAAACTATATCTTCTATCTAAAACTCTTGGCGTTAGCGAAGCTTGGCTTATGGGCTATGATGTTGAGAAAAAACGTATACCAGATAGTGAGCGTAACTCAATATCAAATGAACAGCCTGAAATCTTGCCGATCTACAACAAACTAGAAGAACCAAGGCAGGAGAAAGTCCTTGACTTTGCTAAAAAACAACTGGAAGAACAAAAAAATTCCAAAGCTAGCTCTATCTTTGACAAGTCTCAAGATGACGAGGACTACATTACTGATTATGTAGAGGGCTTGGTAGCTGCTGGACATGGGACTTTCCAAGAGGACAATCTTCACATGGAGGTAAGACTGAGAGCCAATGATGTTCCTAACGAGTATAACACTATTGCTAAAGTAGCTGGCGACTCAATGGAGCCACTTATAGAAGATAACGATCTATTATTTATTAAGATTACTAGCCAGGTTGATATTAACTCAATAGGCATCTTCCAAGTAAATGGCAAGAACTTCGTCAAAAAGCTTAAAAGAGATTATGACGGTTCCTGGTACTTGCAAAGTCTGAATAGTGGATACGAGGAAATCCATCTGACAGAAAACGACGACATCCGAACAATCGGAGAGGTCGTAGATATTTATAAGGTTTAAAAATATGTGCAATAACTGAATCACATTAGAGAGGATTTTAATATGGGAATATTTAATTTTTTATTTGGAAGCAAAAAACAAAAAGAGTCGCAACAAATTTCTGTTACTGTTACTCAATCTAAGGAGTTTGACTACTATCGACCCGAATATTTCAGGATAATAAACTCAAGACCTAATATGCATGAAATTTATGGGCGGAGTTTTGATTTCCCAAAATACAACGATAGATTTATAACTCAAGAGGGATATCCTCTTAGAGAGTTATTGCTCTTGGTTTGGTGGAGTAAAACAAAAAGTGGAAGAAAATCGACTATCTCAATCCCTCAATATTTTTTCTATGATTACAATTTAAACGCTGAAAAAATAACAAGAAAATTCAAAGATAAATCCTTACTTTATGATGATGACGGTAAAACGCTTTTGACCGAGGAAGGAAAGGCTATTGCTGACAAATACTCGTCACTATGGGAGATACACTCAGCTAAAGAATATCCAACAAATCTTGATATTGACTTTCCAACATGGGACAAAAATAAATTTGATTTAATGATGTGCCAA